TGGGCGCAACTGAATACTAGGATGTCTTTAGTCATACTCAATTACCTCCTCTTGCTGATCTTGCAGGTAGACACTCAAGGCGAACATAGCGTCCTCTGGGTTGATGTTGTTAGTCTCTAGCAGTTCAATAAGCTTAGTCATTCCTTAGTCTCCTTAACAAAGAGTACACAGTCCTCAAGAGGCGCACCCCTACGGTACTGACTGCACTTCCTTGGTCCGTCTTCGTGGTGACAATAGATAGCGTGGCCTTCCACTAGGTTGCCAAACTTGCACCCCGAAGGTTTAGGTTCCTCCAATAACTCCACTAGGTTAAACATCTTTAGTCTCCTCAATCCTCATCTCAACTTCAGGTTCCTCAAGCCATTCATCAGGAATGAACTTGTTAGCATATAGGAACCCATGACGCTCACACCAATCAGCATAGGAGGTCTTACTACCTTTGTTGATCTTAGTGTTCGCATTAGTAAACACGAACCTAATGTCCAACTTAGGGTATTGCTCCTTAACCTTCAGGTGCTTTCGTCTATCTGCGGGTACGAACCGCCCTTTAGTTTCTACGATGATACCGTTACTATCTAGCACAAAGTCAGGTGTATAGGACCGCCACTGGTGATCCTCCCACTTGATCTTGTGCTTCTCATACTCATAGGGTACGCCCTTGTCCTCTAGGTGCTTGCAGTTGTCAGCCTCAAGACCTGAGCGTACCCCATACTTTAGTTGTGCTGCCTTACGTTTGTTCATCTAGGGAGTCCTCTCTTAACCAAACTTCGTTATACCAGTCACCCTCGCCTAAAATATGGCTAATTCTATCAACCAACGTCTCACCTTCACCTACCCAAACCGTATCGGCGGCATATAAACAAACGTCTTCCCTGATCTTTTTTAGTTCCTCTCTAAAGTCTAAGTTTTCCTTCATACCGGAGGCTCCCACATTTCACCTTCGTACCTACGCAACCACAAAAGCCTAGCGTTCTCTAGGAGAGCATTAGCATCCCCCTTGTACATCTCTAGTGCCTTAGCGTACATCTCCTGCACCGTAGTACACCCTTCGTAAGCCTTCTCAGCTTTCTTAGGTCCGATACCCGGAACGCCCTGAATGTTATCCACTTGGTCTCCTGTTAGTAGTTGCTTGTAGAAGAAGTAGTCTCCTTTCTCTTGACTTACCTCTGTCCACTCTTTCTTAACGAAGTTATAATGCGTACCGGGGATCATAAGCAAGTCCTTGTCGATGGAGACGATAGTGCAATCCCCTTTTAAGTCTGTTGCTTTGATCCCGATAGCATCGTCTGCTTCCTGCCCTTCGACTATCTCTGCACCCCACTGTTGCACCAGTTGGTCCCTAGTGGCTGGCAGATGTTCAGGCTTAGGTGGCCTCTGACCTTTGTACACCTTGATAGTCGCTAGGTCTTTACGGAAGTTCCCTGAGCCTGTCAGATAGAACCATGCGTTCTGCCCTAGAGTATAGTTAATAGGGTAGAAACAATCGTACATGATCCCACTACAGATGTCGTCTACCTTCTGACGTGCCTGTTTCTCTGGCTCATCCTTTGCTGAGAAAGCTGCGCGATAGGCAATGATGTCTGCGTCTACGAGTACATTAGTCAATCGTCTAGTACCTCCGCACGATAGATGTCGCCATCTGGTGTGCTGAACTCAAGCATATCTACGTAATCATATCCTACACTGCGAGTGAACTGAAGCATGTTATGCGATAGCTCCCACAAGTCTTCTGCTGTGAACTCACGAACAACTACAGTGCCGTTAGATTTGCACATAAGTGTGAATTTCTCTTCGAACATTTGCTTATCCTTTGGTTAAGTAAGGGGCCAACCGTAGCTGACCCCTGAATTTACTTAGAAGCCTTCTAGGCCGTTGTTGTTTGGAACGAACTCTTCGAGATTAAGGACACGTACTGCAACCAGAGTGACAATCTTGCCTTCCCACACATCCAGCCGAACCTTGACCTCAGAACCGTTGCCGATCAGAACATCTGGGTTCCAGTCTTCGCTGTCTACATCCAACACCACAGGAGCGCCCATGATTTCACCTTCGCCCTTGTTGATACGAGGGTTAAAGTGTGGACGTTTGCACTTGTAGTACAGGTTCCCTTCGTCGTCCTCTTTGAACAGTTGACCGACCATACCTTTGTTAGGTACACCAGCGGCAATCATCTGCTTCTTAGTCTCTGGGGTAATCATTACGTTCATTACGTAGTGACCTTGCTCCGCTAGGATTTTGTCCTTCTGATCACCGTCTTGTAGGTTTTGGCCCATGTCGCGGTTATGCTCAAAAACCTTAGCGAACATTGAGGTTCCAGTGAAGTCTACGTTAGCCATTATATATCTCCTTAGTGGCGGGTATTATTAGGGGTTTAGTTGTTAGTATTAGCTTAGGTCTTGCAAGCAGAGGGCTAAAGAGGCGTCCTCAAGTTCTTGAGGATCAAGGTTTTTAGCTTCAATGTAAACTAGGTTAAGAAGTTCTGCTGCCATATCTGCGTCGATACCCCCCTCAAGCATAGCTCGAAAGGATTGCCCTGCTGTAAACCCTGAGTCACGAAGTTCAGCCAGAGACCCAATTGCTTCAGACATAGTTACACAAAGACTTACATCCGCTTGTGCCTGTGTTGATACCGCGAGGAAAGTAACGGCTGCGAGTAGTGTAGTTTTAAACATTTAGTTAGTTCCTTTGTTGTATAAGATTAAAACTGGTAGCCAATAGCTGCTGTGCCAACAGTTCGTTCGTAGCTGTCGTAAGTGACGCCAAAGTTAATGCTGACGTTGTTGTCAAAAGTGTAGGAGATAGCAGCGGAGATTTCTTTGACATCCCCAAGTGCAACACCGACACCTACACCATTACCATTAGTGGCAGCAAGTGCGCTTGTCAAGGAAATACCTGATACGCCGTCAATTCCTTGCTTGCCTTGGACACCAGTAGCACCAGTAGCTCCTGTTTGACCCGTAGCACCAGTAGCTCCGTCTTGCCCTTGGAGGCTTGACACATCAATCTCTACTTCTTTAGTGTAGATTTCAGGGCGTCCTTGAGAACGAGCCATATCCCCAACAGTAAGAACAAGTGTGTCTCCTTGTACTTCACCACCACGAACACGCATGTCTTCTGCGTCCAAACGAGTAACAGCAGCATCAAGTTCAGCTTGAGTTGCCATGTCACGAGAGATCAGGTTGTTAGAGTCGTTGTCTACATACTCAGTGATAACACCGTTGTCATCTGTACCTACGTAGTTGTTTGGCCCAGCGGTAGCAGCAGTAGACATGACCGCAAGTACGGAAGCGGCTGTTGCGAAAGTTTTCATGTAGTTTCTCCTAGTGTATTTCACTGTAGTTAAGCCCGAACTCAGGGGCAGTTGAAAGTTTTACGTTTAGTTGTAGCTTCTCGTTAGTCTTGTCCATGGCACTGTAGACTACATCAGAAGTCTGTTGTTCGTCCCCTTCCTTAACCAAAAAGATAGCTTCGTCGTGGAACTGACCTATAGCAGATAAACCTAACTGGATGCAATACTCTAACCAAGTGTCGAAGCAATAAACTCCTGTACCTTGGTTGAGTGTCGAGAACTTATCCTTGTCATGTCGCAGAGAGTACCAGAACTTAGACACAGGGTTATACAACCAAAGCTGTCCATCCCTAGTCTTCTTAGTTTTGGTATCCTTAGCGATAGCCTCAAGGGACCAGTTGCGTTTCCAGAAGGCATCCAGAAGTTCCTCTGCGTCCTTAACCGAGAAGCCACCTCTACGAGATAGACCTAAAGGTTTGATGCCGTAAGTTGAGGAATAGTTCGTTACCTTGTATGCCTTTCTTAGTGTCTTAAGACTTCCCGTCTTGTTGTGTTGATCAATCTCCTCTTGGGTTACAGCACCAGCAAACTTAGCTAGGTCAAGGTGTGCATCAAAGTCCTCCGTCTGTTGTGTAGCTACATACTCAGGGTCGTATGGCGTCATATAATGCATCTTGGTGTTTTGTTCCAAGCTGTCCATGTCGGCCCCACAAAGCACATAGCCTTCAGGTGCAATCAGTAAACCTCTTATGTCTTCTCCGTAAGCCTTATCGACACCCGGAAGGTTAGCTAGAGGCTTCACATGCTTGAACCTCAAGGTATTAGTCAGCCCATGTACACCAGCAAACACATAACCTTCAGCATCAATAGCCTTGAGAAACCCTTTAACTACAGACTTACGGTGCTGTACGATAGACAGACCCTCAAGAACCTTAACAGCGGGGTCAACGTCAGCCAACCTCACTACGCTATCCGTTAGTTCCCCCTCTTCCCGTACTTGTGGGATTGTCCTAGTGTCTCCATTAGACTCTCGTTTATAGTCAAACGTGCAAGGTTGCCAACCTAAGCTATACAGCCAGTCCTTTACTTGTGCATGTGATCCGGGGTTGCCATCCTCGTATCCCTCTATGACATTAAAGTTCTGGACATCTTCTGGCTGGCAGTTCTCCTTACGTTTAGCCTCAAAGTTCACCCCGTGTGAAGACAGTGTGCCGTCCTTCTTGTACATAACCTTAGGTCGGTTGACTGTCTTGAGGATAGGCTTCTTAGGCATAGCCTTGACTAACTCTGCATGTTTCTCCTTCTCAATAGTCTCTAGGGTTTCCAGTAGAGCTTCAGCTTTAGGTACATCTACCTTCCACTTTAGTCTCTCCTGATCGGCAGCGCATTGCATCTTGAAGTTAAGATACTCAATGTAGCGCCATGCGTCATCGTGTAGAGGTTTCATTTTACAAGGTCCGAAGGTTTAAAATATTTTATGAACCCGAAGGAAGAGTCTTTAGAGCTTGACCACTCGCACTTTACAACGGAAAATGTATTCTCGTTTACACCCTCTTTAGGTTTCAACTTCTCTAAAACTTTTGCATAACCAACATATGGTGCATCCTTATGGCGGTAGGTCTCTCCTATAACTAAATCTTGTATTCTCATCCATACAACTCCGTTAGTTTACGCCTCAAGTCTTCCCAGAGACGCCAGTTGATCTTAACGTCACTCTCGCAACGGTGTGTGTAGTCTTCTCGTGTTAGGCTCTCCCAATCCTTAACGACAGGCTTAGGTACGCCGTAGTCAACCCCAAATCCCTCAAGACCGTAACTACTGCGGTTAGGCATAAGAGTAACTGACAAAGGGTAGGTATCCACTATACGCTCAGGCTTAGACACTTGCAGCACCTTAGATAGTGCTGGGAAGTCAAAACCTATGATGTGATGCCCAATGAATACCCGTGGTTCCTTAAAGAACTCCTTGATGTCACTGTAGTCATAGATAGACTCTGGATCACGCATTGTTTCATCTTTGTAACTTACGACGTGAACCCTGTTAACTACATCCAGAAAACCGTTGGTCTCAATGTCAAAAACTGTCTCTAGCATAAATCTACCAGTTGGTTTATAGGCAAGTTGTAGCAGTCAGCCTTGAAAGTAAAACTGTTGTCTGGGTCAACCTCCCCTTTCTTGTGGAATGTGGCATCTTGGAAGTACCTTTCTTTTGGGTAATACCCTAGAATCCAAACCTTTGACATGTCGTTTTTAACCCTTACAAAACAGTAGACGTCGCACTTTTGTCTTGTGTTAAAACCAGCTACACTACAGGAGTAATAGTCTTTTGGTGGGTAGTTAGTCCTTTTTGTTTTTACATCTACAGTATGACCTGCTGGTGATACAAGATCGTAATCGTAAGTGTTTTTGTGTTGAGACCCTGTAACTCTGGCAACAACAACCTCACCCAAGAAACCCGCCAAGTTGCCTTGACCTTTTGTTATAGAGTTTCGAAGGCCCCCCAACTCTTTAGCCATAGCTTCAGCTTTTTGTAAATCCTCTTTGTGAACTTTACACTCTTCCAT